ATGCAATCAGCAGAAGAACGTCTTGGTGAACGTTTAAAGAGCCATGACGAACTACTCATGCAAACGATTCGCGAACAACAAGAGACTAAAAAGATGTTAGCTACTGCACAGGAGAAGAAGAAATGGTGGCAATTCTAGATTAAATAGAATTAGAGGTAGCACCACATGCCCATCACGCTAAGAAAAACAAATACCCTAAAACGAGAAAATTGACATCTACAGGTGAAAATGTACATTTTTTCTGTTTTTGGGGGGCTCTATAAAATTTCGGCTTGATAGTGCTTTGACGCTACCCCACATCCATCAACGTAACCTTATTCACCTCGGGTTATTCTACGAATAGTTTAAGATATAAGTACTTTTTATTTAATATTTATTGCTGTATACATTTTATTCCAAGGGTAATTCGTGGAAGTGTTTTCGTATTCAAATCGTCCACTTTGGTGACCTGACCCATCCCATTTTATTTCCCAGCCATCTATAATACGATCGCCATTTAAATCTATCATTGTGGAGTTAATATCTTTTAATTTAGTACCATTCATTTTAGCAGTACGAATGTGACCATAGCCAATTTCTCTTGTATAAATGTATAAATAACTTCCACCGTGATCCTTGACCGTACTCAGATTATTAGGGTTCACATATTCAACCCCACCTAGTTCGGATTCAACTTTTACTACATTTAAAGAAGTTAGAGGAGCAGCTGGCCCTGCTGATGCCTCTGGTGCCATTCCTAAACCTACCACTGCTGCCATTGTTAACGAAGATATTCCTAATGCAACTTTTTTTAACATATAAACAACCCCTTCCTTTTATAGTAAATACAAATTTGATACTAACACAAATTTTTTAAAATATTCCTTATTTTGAAAACGTTAACAAATTGTTCTTTTTTAGATATGTAATTTAGCATATTTATTGACATATATAAGGGGTCTCGCCACACGTACGCAAAGCATTTTATTCTACATTTTTATACAGTCACATAACATAGATATTGTCTGTTACCACCGTAACTCTTTCCAACTTAAACCGTACAACTGGATGTGCTGTTTAGTTAGGGAAGAGTTACTATTAAATTACTTTAGCAATTTCAACAAGCAACCTCATAAACAACGGAATCATCTGAACTACAATATAACCAATCCCTGCACGACTTATTAGCGAGAATCCCCGTTCCTGGCCACCTAACATAATAAACAAGCCACTGCATAACGCTACAACGGATGCAGTATTCCATGATGGTTAAGAAATTCCTGCAAATAAAAAAGCTCTGATTATACAGAGCTTTTAACTTAAGTAATGCTATTTCTTATGTTATTCAGTGACTAGAATTGACTTTCCTTTTCCATCTACTACTATACCACCCGTGCCTGGATTTAAACCTTTAACATAATATTTTCCGTTTTCTATCGTTAATTCAAAAACGCTTCCGTCTCCAAATTCAGAATAAGCCCAACTTCCATATACTCTTTTTTTCTCCCCTACCTCAAGTTTAATGTCATATCTAGCTATTTCATTCTTTACTTTACTATCAGCTAATGAATTTGATTCAAATGTAGTTGCCGAAGCTCCAATTCCTCCAGTTAATACAATACCAGTTACTAGTGTTCCCATTATTAACTTTTTAAACATAAAAAATCCCCCTTTTTATAGTTTTATAGATTGCCACCTAATCATATTTTCAAAACAAATAGTTGTAAATATATAGGGTTTTTAGAAATATAAAACAGTTAATTTTGAAAGTTTAGTTAAGATATGTTGTTTGTTAATAACGATAAAGAGTTATTTTTATATAAAGAATGATATCTATTAAGGGGTGACTAAATCGCTTTAGCAATCTCAACAAGCAATCGCATAAACAACGGAATCATTTGAACTACAATATAACCAATCCCTGCACGATTTATTAATGAGAATCCCCCCCTTCTCAGCTACCAACCATAATGAACAAACCACCGCATAACGCTACAACGGATGTAATTGGATAGGACACTGATTTGATTAGAAAAATAACTGACTCGAAACCAACCATATTGATTCGATTTTATTTTTTTGAAAAAACCTCTTCATAAAAGAACATACATTCGTATATAATAAGAACTAACGTTCTGTTATTTAGGGGGAATAACGGTGTATGACTATTCAATATTGCCAAATCGAATTGTTTTATGTGTAGATCTTCGTTCGTTCTATGCCAGCGTATCGTGCATCAAAATAGGATTAGACCCACTTCATACTAAATTAGCTGTAGTTGGTGATGTGAATAGGAGTGGTTCAATTGTTTTGGCCGCAACTCCACCATTAAAAGCATTAGGCGTTAAGAAAATGGCGAGATTGTATGAAATACCACGACGTAAAGATATCCTTGTGGTAAATCCAATTATGAGCACTTACATAAAATGCTCTAATTTCATCACTAAGTTAGCTCTACAATACGTGCCAATTGAGGATTTCCACCAATATTCCATCGATGAGTTCTTTATGGACATTACGGATAGTATTCATTTGTTCGCAAAGGATCCATATGAATTCGCATTGAAATTCAAACGTGAAATATATGCGAAGACTCGAATCGAATGCACGATAGGGATTGGTCCTAATCCTTTGATGAGCAAGGTTGCCCTAGATGTGGAAGCAAAGAAAACGAAAGATTGTATAGCATACTGGAAGTACGAAGATGTACCCATAAAATTATGGCCAATACGACCGCTTAGTAAGTTTTGGGGGATTTCGGGTAAAACAGAAGCGAAGTTAAATCGAAAAGGAATCCATTCAATCGGAGATTTAGCGCAATACCCACTCAAATATTTAAAGCAGAGCTTTGGGGTCATTGGTGAAGAATTACACTTACATAGCAACGGCATTGATTTTAGCCGTATTTCAGAAAAATACGTTCCAGCAACAACTTCTATTGGTAAAAGCCAAATACTCATGCGTGATTACACAATAGAGGAATTTCCAATTATTCTACTGGAACATATCGAGGAAGTTTGTTATCGAATGCGAAGGCAAAACAAACTAGCTCAAACTATCCATTTTTCTATTGGTTATAGTAAAAATTACGCTGGTGGTTTCAGAAAAACTCACACTATGAACCGCCCAACCAATTTAACAATGGATATATATAAGATTTGTACATATTTTTTACATGAGTTTTATACTGGGGAACCCATTAGAACCATCAATGTTTCTTTAACTAACTTAATCAATGAAGGCGAAGAACAAATCTCACTATTCGATAATGTAATACAACGAGAAAAAGAAATGAAACTAACTAAAGTAATGGACGAAATACGCACTAAATTTGGTAAGAACAGCATATTACGAGGAATTTCATATACAAATAGTGCAACAGCAAGATACAGAAACACATTGTTAGGGGGACATAAAGCATGAACAACGCTAATATGCCAAAGGGAAGAGGAATGGTTAAATGGACTCCATTCGCAGCGATGCCGGAGCAATTCGCTGGTATCCGTGAAATAGTTAAAGAAAAAACGAAGGTAGAACGACCTATATTAACTCAGGATGAACAAGAACTTATTGAGAACATGCTATTATGTTCATTGTTATCTGAGGAAGAAATACTGATTACATATTACGAAGGTGGTTTTTTGCTTACTAACTATATGACCGTTGTTGACATTGATCCGCTGAATAAATCTATAATTTGTACGGATGCATTTTATAATAATATGACTTTGAAGTTTATTGATATTATTGATGCAAAATAAAAAGATAACCTAATAAGGCGGATTTTCTTTATTTCACACAAATATTATTATATTAATCTAAAGTTTCTGTATTTACATTTTTTTCTTTTTATCTCATAATTTTAATTGGGAAAGGGAGGAAAGAAATGGTTCAAATCAAAGTAACACCTGAAATGCTAGAAGAAGTTGCTAATCGTGCAAATAATACCAGAATCGCATTAGAATCTATACATAATAATTTATGTAATGAAATAGATCGTTTATGTTTTCAATGGATTGGTGCCTCTAATCAACAATTCATTCAAATGTTCAATGATGCGAGACCAAAAGCTTTTACAGCTATCAATTCAATTATACAAGTGGAAGAGGATTTGAAACGAATTGCCGAAAAATTCCGTACCGCAGATGCTTCATATGATGGAAATCCTGAAGAAGGAGCGATGTGTGGTAAGTTAAATAGTGAGAAAAATGATGGATCTTTACGTGACAAGGTTTGGCATGGATTCAAGGAAACTTATGAGGATCTTAGTAAAGTAAAAAATTCCGATGAGTCTTTATATGATAAATTTAAACATGGTATCGATGCAGCTTATAAAGATGTGAATAAAATAAAAGACGCTATAGATGATGAAATCGAATCTGCTTTTGAAAAATCTGGATTAGGTGTCCCCTATCACTTTACAAAGGGAGTGGGCGACGCTATAGGTGATGAATTATTAGGACTTGCAGATGCAGTTATCCATCCCATTGACACATTTAATAACACGATTGAAGCCGTTTCTCACCCAGTTGAGACGTTCAATGCGATAAAACAAACAATTTCTGATTCTTGGAATCGTGATGTTACCAATGGGGACTCGTATAGTGGTGCAGCATGGTATGGAAGCGCGACCGGTCATACTATATTGGCTGTTGGACAACTTTTCGTAGGAACAAAAGGCGTAGATAAAATCGCAATGTTGAACCCTGGTACAAAATTAGCTGAGATTTCACGAACTGCTAATCAAAGCTTGCAAGACGCTGCATCCTTATTCAATCGTAATCACAATGAGTTTGCTTTCGCTAGTGGAGGTAATATACCATCTCGGCTTGATACGCCTAATTTTAGACAAGCTGAAGATACTATTTTATCTGCTGAAAACATAGATAGATCAAATCAATATAGTCCACGTGTATTCGATGGTGATTTAAAGCAACACGAAGATAAAGGTGGACATTTAATGGAAAAACATGTTGAAATATCTAATGAAGCATTGGCTCAACGCTTAATAGACGATCCTCATATCACAGGGTCCTCATCTTTTAATAATTTAGAAACAGCCCAAAAAATTGCTGATGAAGTGTTAACCAATCCTAGAAATATACGTAAAATAGAAAGGTGGTTAGATGATCCCTACAGCCCGCCAACTCTAGGGTTTAGGTATAGAGGTGATGAAGTTATTGGTCGATCTATTGTAAGAGGATCTGAAAATGTTTTAGAGGTAACTAATGCTAAAATTATCTTAAAAAAAGACGGACAAGGAAGTTATATTCGAACAGGATATCCCGTAAGATAGAAATTTAGGAGGATACTTATGAATGATAAATATTATATGTATGAAGAATTAAGTGATTTTTTAGATGGAACATTTCATCAAGATATGGGAACAGTAGAAAAAGCCTTAAATGAATTTATAGAAGAAGCTCATAAAGTGTGTATAGAAAATACCGTAAAGTACATAACTGAATTTTTAAGAAGTGATTTATCCACGCAAGAAAAAGAAGCGTTCATTGAATATTATACTGAAATTTATTTTCCTTCTTTAAAACTTAATCCTATAGAATGGCTTGAACAAACAGCTGAAGCGTTAAAACAAGCATTAAAAAATCATTAGTAAAAATTGACCGCCCGTAATAGGCGGTCTTTTGTTCATATTACTTCACATACACATAGGCTTCACTTGCAGTAATATAGTACGTTTTCCCTTTACTATTGTGCACTTTATATTGTGGTGAACTATTTACATTTACTTTCGCATCAATCGTGAAGCCCAATCCTGCATCAACAGAACCAGCAACATCTTTATCCTGCCAAGATGGAGCATCATAGAATCGCAGGTTATTAACTTTAGAAACAACGCGCTTACCTACGATAGAAGAATCCACTGTGCTTTTCTTACTGAACTTCACATAAGATGGATCATTTTTAACCCATTGCTCACCGCCAAGATTTAACCAGCCATCTTTTTCAGCCCATACAACATAAGCTTCTGGTTTGTTTAACTGACGAATCTTAGAATAGCTTGTACCAGGTCCTTTACGTAAATTCACGTTATAACCTTCAATATAAGCAATACCATCTGTTACAGCCGTTGGAACCTCCGCTGGTTTAGATGGCTTATCAGGAACAGAAACTTCAACATTAGAGTTATTGTATGCTCGTTGTACATCAGCACGGAATTGGGCTTCTGATACACCATGAGACTTTAAGTAATCAAGTGGGTCTTCATGATCTGTACCGCCAAGATATTTCGTCACATCGTAGTGAGTCCACAATCCTTTTTCTACTGATATTGCACGGTCGCGAAGGATTTTAGCCAATAATTTCACGTATTTATCGTAACTGCGTTTGAATTTATCATAATCTCTTGTTTCACATAACTCCACATGAACAAATCGTTTATTCGCCCCTGGTCCAGCTCCATAAGCGATGTATTTCGTATCAGCAATTTGGATTGTTTCATTCCAATCAACTGCGTAATGTACAAATGCCGAGCGCCATGTACGAGACTCATATTTTTGAATATTAATAGCCGGGGCTTCTGGAGTTGCTGTACTATGCGCCACAACGCCTTCATAAGCACCTACGCCATAGCGGTATGACTGCTTTGGTAAATCAGGAATAAGAAGTGTTCTATCAGCAAAAGCCCCTGTAGCAAAACTTAACAGGAGCAATAGAGTCATAAATACAGAGGAAGTCAGTTTGATTGATTTTTTCATTCAGCATCTTCTCCTTTTTCTTCGTGATCTGTCCAAATACCAAGTGAGACACCTACTGCAAATACATAGGGAAGCAATTCTTCAAGAAAGTTCTTTGCTTCAGGCATTCCGAATTTAGTAAATAAAAATCCGACCAATGAAAAAACCGCAACCCATGTTTTCCAGTTGCGGAGTCGTTTTTTGATATTCTCTTTTGACATACTACATACCACCTCCTTTCATTAAGAAAGTGAGAATGCCACCGACAATTCCACCTACAATAAGTCGTAAGATCCATGTAGTATTGGCACTAATTTTATCAAGCTGCTTGTTGATATTGATAATGTCTTTCTCATTACCGGTTGTTCGTATTTCTAAGCTTTTCACTTCTAATCTTATTTCCTTAATTTCTTGCTTGATTTCTTGAACATCACTTCTTACTTCTTGTAATCCTTCCACTTTGACCACTCCTTTTTAGACAATAAAAAAAGACCAGCTTATAACTGCTCTTTGCTCTCTAAATCCGCTATTCTACTATTTAAATCAACAATTTGCTCTCCTAAACCCGGAATGACTTGCTTAATTTTATTAATTTCATGTTCATAATCTGGTGTATCTTGTATAGGCGCTGCAAATGCTACTGGCACTTCTGTTTCATCAATAGTTGGTTGTTTCTGATTCTTGATATCCTCGAGTTCTTTCTGAATATCAGCTAATTGTTGCTTGATTTTTTCTAACTCTGAAGGTTCTTCAGGCTTGGGTTCTTCGGGTTTCGGTTCGACTGTTTTTATCCATTTACCATCTTTAAATAATGGGTAGTAAATTCCATCAGGACAAACTTCTAGAGTACAATTTTCAGGAATGTCCGGTTCATAACCTACAATTACTTCTTCTTCGTATGGCACTTTAATAGTTTCATACCCAACATGTTCCATTACACACTCAGAACAATCATATTTACTGATTGGTTCTTCTTCATTTTCCTGATCAGGCTCATAAGTGTCATTCTCAATAGATTGGTGAAGCGCACAAAGTTTCTCTTCAGTGACAATCTCTTTCGTTTCTTCTCGGTATAAGATTTGTTTCTCATAAATCGTTTTCTCTTCCAAGGGAATTATTTCAGTGAATTTCCCTTCAGAGTTATAGCAGTATCCATAGTATTGAGTCATTTAACTTCCTCCTCTTTACGGAGTCACAAAAGTCTGAAGTATTCTGTAACGTTTTCCTTTAGTGTCCAAATGGATTTCCCCATTGAATCTAACTAATAATCTCGACATAGTTCCATCTGTTGATGCTATATCTGTAGTGAGTGAACCTATAGGACGCACTCCTTCAGGAAGTGTTGTCACTATAGGATTTGTTGAGTCAGCATTTCGAGTTACGTCCAACATCAAAGTGACAGTGTTTCCTCTTCTAACGATATTCTGAACTGTCCCACTTGTAGGAGTGAAATCACTAGTGATAACTAGGTCAATTGTTGAATCTTTAGGGGTTGAGACACTCCCGTCAGGTTTTATTCTGAATGCTTTATTCCACTCCCAATCATTACCTCCGTTGGTCGCACTAGGTACAAAAGACAACTCGCCATTTCCTGATTGATACATTCTCCAACGCTTAGCAGTACTTCCTCCACCTTGTATAATACCTGATGAGTCAGAGTCTACAATAGCGTTACTACCTTTCATGAAAAGTGCACCTGTCACAGTATCTCCTGTTTTCTGTACAGATTTATCCTTGTCAGCCAACTCTTTCCAAGATGACCAATCTCCAGTGTTTACCTTTGTACGATAATACACTTGAGGTCCAGACCACCTAAAAGCAAACTGTATAAAACTAGATGCGTTAGCTACTCGTTGGACTTGTACAGAGAAATAAGCAGTTGATCCGTCAGGTGAATTTATGAGGTTGTTACCAAAATAGAATCCTGTATCATTTACGGCATTTAGGTCACCTCCGTGGATATTGTTTCCGTATCCGTCAGGTTTCCACGCCGCGCTATAGATATCTGTTTTCTTCAGTAGATTGGTGTCGCAGTTAACATCAAACCCGCCTACAGTTGATGAGTTGACTTGTAGCTTTCTAGTATCCAACTTGTACTCTAGAGGGATAGCATTGTTAATAACATCATAGAATACAAAGTTGTTAGATGAGTTTTGTCCTACTCGGAAATTTGGAGTACCATCAATTTGCCACTCTACATATCGAGCACTTGCAGAAGAAACCTTAGTCATCTTAAGATCACCTGTCATAGTACCGCCTGTTTTTGGTAATGCTGCATCAGCCTTCGCGCCAGCTGCAATAATCCCGTTAATATCTACACCTTCAAGCTTCTTACCTGCTTCAATCGCTTTTTGGATTACTGGAAATTCATTTGTAGATTTCATCGCCTCATCGGACATTATTGATTCATCTACTGTAAATGCGAATTTACAAGTTTCAATTACTTTGTTATTCGGGAAAGTGAATCTCAATTGCGCAATGACATTGCCATAGGCAATCAAAGTTTGTGTACTTAAAACAACATAGTACTTACCCTGCATTTGATTCACATTCTGTACGTCTTGAAATACTCGCTTACAATCAGGCTTTAAAAATGCAATTTGTACACTAGTTGCTGCTGAAAAATCTGTTACTACTTTATCATGAGTAACATTGATTAATAGTTTGGCAGTGTTTAAATCATTCTGATAAAACCGGATGAGCTTCAGTTCCTCTTCTTTTACATTAAATCCCTTGTGTTGCATAGTATCAATTGTTATTTCTCTAATTTTAAGTATTTCTGCCAAATCTACTCACCTCTTTTATTGTTGTGATACTTGCGTTGCTTGTTGCTGTAAGTTAGTTAAACAATCAGAACACACATTTAATGTGCCTAACTTATGCAAATGAGCATTCTTTTTGCATAACTCACAAAATGTATCTGTTTTACGTAAATAAACCTGGTCATGATCTGAGAAAATCTCAACTATATCACCAGGTTTAACTCCAATATCGAATAATTTATCTAATGGTATTTTTACAGAACCGTCTTCAGAAATCTTTACTGTTACTCCTAAGTATTGATATGCCATAAATACCTCCTATATTGAAATGTTAATAAATGCCCATCCTTGTGAACCTATGTGAAGATAAGCGCCCCATCCTTTACTTCCGTTCATATATTTGATAGTCCCTAAAGCGTCCGGACCATTACCAGCAATATTTACTCCTTGTGTACTTACTTGAGAATTAAATTCCACGAAGCTACTAGTATTGAATGTTATTCCGTTTGTTCCCCTTATAAATAAACGATTTCCGGATAAAATATCCGCGCTACCAGAAGCCTCTAAACGGATAAGGCTTGCAAAAGTACTTACTTGTCGAAATGAACGAAAATCTATACCCATTTCACCCGTAATTGTTGTCTTGTTGTCTCCATATAGAAGGGCATCTCCACTTGAATAAAGATTTATTTTGCTTGGATAGTACGGATCATCCATAGATGTTACTCCTTTAACTATCCCCATACTTGCCGCATATGAAGTTCCTAAATTTTGTTGCGATATCGCAAATGTTCCGTCAGAAAATCTACTAGTATCAATATTCTCATGAAGTAAAATTGTAGGTTGCATTCTTCCATCTTTATTCCAGTAGTACCCGAAATACATTCTTGTTAAATTCGATTCCATTAAGCGTATAAATTGTTTTTCGATATGAACGTAGTTAGATCCACTATCAGTGCGCAGTGTAGAACCCTTAATTTCTCCTGCTAAAATCCGTTCTGCGACTATACCTCTACCTGTAATCGCATTCCTAAAGGTCATTCCTCCGTCAGTACTTACACCTAATCCGGCACTATTTAAAACCACAACGTAATTTGGATTGTCCTTATCCTTCGCAATTAATCCCTGTGGTGTGATATCTAATTCACTAGTTACACCTAAAATCATACTCGTGACATTCGCAACTTCTGCTGCCATCGCATTGATTGGGAGCTTTTCTCGCCCCTCTATCAAATCATTAATTGTTTTAGCAGCATGATCTAAATTAGATTGATACCTTTTGGTAATGTCTTGATTTCCAAAAGTTAATTGAACATCAAGTATATTCCCGCGCCAATCACGTAATACACTCCGATTTACAACACGTACTTCTGCATCCAATCCAATTCTTTCATCAATTAGAAATACCCGATCACCAAGTCCACTCTGAGCAATCGGGTATTTCTGTTTCGTTAAATCGTGTATATCAGCAGTTACGCTAATTTTTAAGCTTTCATTCACAATCGTTTTCAAACCACTATCCATTGTTGCAGATAATTTTATACGACCGTCTTTTAAAGGTGGAGCGTGACGCACGCCGATTCCAGGAATACTTGCAAGTGGTGATGTATATTCACGAATCAATTTAGCGCTTTGCCATCCATCTTCTTCTGTGAAATCACCATAACCTTTAGCGTATGTCCAAAATCCTGATGCATCAATTTCTTGAACTATATTAGAAGCATTCAATCTATGGCGGTACATGACGTTTAAGTCAACTCCAATTTGCGGTTCAATGGTTACAACCTTGCCGAGCACCTTAAATTCTGCCCCATAACGATTCAATGCATCTTTAAACATTTCAAGTCGGGTAGACCCACCACCAAATCCTTCCCATTGTAACGAATTATAACTTCCGTTTAATTGATAAACATAGCCACTTCCATTAAAAATAGTTGCAAAACAAGCATTCGCAGTAAAAGATTGATTATATTCTTCATACACACGGCCACTGTCGAAGTCATCATAAAATTTCGGTACTGCTTTAATCTCAGCTGTTAATGTTTGCCCTTCCCCCTGTTTCTTCAGGTATACAACTTTGTATTCCGTTTCATTATCATCGACTAAAGTCCACATTTCTGAGAGTCTATTAAGAAACGTTAAATTTACTTTATTAGGAGGTATCTTTGCAGAAAACACACAATTCCCATTTAATTCTTCTTCAATTAAATAAGTTGTTTGTGTGATATACTCTATATTTTCTAAATCACGTACATACATATCAATTCACCTCACTTGTAGTAAAACCTAAAATCAAATTCTATTGTTGCTGAGGTGCAATTTAACACTTCTAAGGCATTCCACCCTGGTACAAGCTCAATGAAATCTTTTTTTGTATTTCTTAAAAAAGATAACCCATTCCTACCAATATTGGGTCCTGAATAAATAATAGTGTCTGTAATATATAAAGGGGAAGTTATCGTCGCTGTACTAAAATTGGTATAGTTCTTAAGCATAAAACCTACAGTGCTACCCGCTACGTCACTAATTGTTATTTTTAGTTCTTGTTCAAATGGATGGACTGGAACATTACCAGGATTATAAATAAAAAATTGTTGTCCTGCTACAGCTTTATGTTTATATATCCTTGAAGCAGGATCACTGATAATTCCCATACCTGCTCCCCATAATCCACTCCCTGGATTAACTCCATCACGTTGAATATCTAATGATTTACCAATCGATTCAGCAAATGGCAAATCTGCTGTTTCAAATTCCAATTCACCAAATCCATATTTGAGTTGTTGATCTATATCGAATGCAGAGGAGATATTTACTTTATATCGTTTGCCACTAACAATCAGATTATCTCCATTTTGATACTCTAATCGTCGTAATTCACGAACATAGAAAGGTTCTGTACTTAATATTATTTCAAATAGTTTATCTCGTGTTATCGCTACATCTAATAAATCCTGCGCTTTAAAATAAAAGGGTACGGTTATAGTCCGCACCCCGTAAGTAGATCCTGTATGAATTCTTCCGCTTGTCCCTTCTACATCTAAATAAGTAGGGCGTATTTCAATCGATCCAACACGGAAGTCCTGTACCTGGACGTTTATGTCAGATAGTTTCATAGTTTGTCCATTCATTCTTGTGATTTGTACGTCCATTAAAAGTACCTCCTTACTGTATTTTCGACTGCATTTCCCTCATTTACATGAGGTCGTACAATACGCCCTACTGTTTCACCTTCCATAACAACTTGTAGATTCGTTAAATCTTTTCTTAATCCCGCAATGGCAGATGCTACTAAACTGCCGTCATTCTGGTTAGAACTATTAGTAGATTGAGAATTAACCATGGCTTGGTGTCCGAAACTAGAAGATGTTGTACCAGATACAGATGCAGGTGCCGAATAACTTGTTGAAACATCTGGTATAGAACCGGAAAATGCAACATTTCCAAGAGAGACGTCATCACTTAGTACATCAAAAGCATCCTTTACAGATGTAGCAACATCTCTCGCTGCCTTCACCGCAGGATTCTCCATATTATTAAGACCCTTGATCATACCCATAATCACATACTCACCAACGCCTCTCATAAGACGAGAAGGACTGTGTATATCAAAGAAACCAGTAATTGTTTTGAATATCGATTTTCCAATATCAAAAGCAGCTTCAACAGCCTTCCATGCTAATGACCAAAGACCGTTAATTAAACCGATTATGATGTTTTTACCAACTTGCGCCCAATTAATTCCAGTGAATCCTTTCCAAATAGACGGAACGATTTTTCCGGTGATGGCATTCCATAATGAACCCATCACGGTAAAGAATCCGTCGATTAAAGCAAGGATTAATTGAGCACCTAATTTTATGAGAGTAGGTAAACTTTGAATGATAAGCACTGAAATCTTTCCGATAATCTCAATGATTGCCCCGCCAAGTTGCGGTATCACTTTTATAATCCCTTCAATCAAGGCTAATAAAATTTGAATACCAGCTTTAATAATTACAGGAAGATACTGAATTATTACCTCTGTGAATTTTTGTATTAGCAAAACAACCGTTTTTATTATTTGAGGCAACATTTTTATAATACCGTCAATCAATGAAATGATTAATTGAATACCCATTTCGATAATTTTAGGCAATAATTTTACGAAAGTATCCACTAATTTTGATATTACTTCTACAGCTACTTTAATAATTTGCGGCATCATATCAGCAATACCCTTTATAAGCATTGTTAAAATTTTCATACCCATTTCTAGTAGAGTAGGAAGCATTTTTAAGAGAGTATCTAAAATTGTTTGTATAATTTGCATTGCAACATTAATTAAAGTAGGGATTAAGGAGACTATTCCATCAATTAATGCAAATAATATTTTACTACCGCTCTCAATAATTGCTGGTAGTAACTGAATAATCCCTGTAATTATTGTTTGAATGAGTTGGATACCTATATTCAACAATGTTGGTAATAAAACTGCTATACCATTTACTAACGTTAATATAATTGTGGATGCGGCTTGGATAACTTGTGGTAAAGCCTGTACGATCCCTGTAATTAAACTAGTCAGAATCTCAATACCCTTTTGAATAAACTGAGGTAATTGTGTTGTAATAAAGGTAATGACGCTTGTGATTACAAGATTCAATATTTCTTGGAACTTTGTTAACAACGTAGCTCCACCGGCAGCTGCGCCATCAGACATCCGGACAAATAAAGTAGTTATAGTCAACAGCAATCCTGGTATTCCGCCAATTAATATAGCAATGATATTCGGAATTAAATTAACAAAGAAGTTAATAATTTGGCTAAAGTCTCCTTGAAACGCTGCTTTTATTGCAGAAACAAAACTAACCAATAATTCGCGCATTTGACTTACTGCCTTACCTATAACTAATACCGCGTCTTGAAATCCTGCTGGTAAATGCGTGATCCAATCGTTAAAGTAATCTCCGTCGAGTGCAGTATAGAATAAATATTTTCCTAAAGCAGCAATAATTTCACCAAATTTGCTTACAGCTCCCATTGCACCAAGTACTTTATCTCTAATCAGCGCTACAGATTCACCAATTTTCAGAGCAGCATCTTGGAATCCTTTAGGTAAGTGTGTAATCCAATCATTCATATAGTCGCCATCTACCGCAGTCCAAAATAGATATTTACTCAAATCAACTAAAGCTTGTCCAAATACTTTTATAGCATTAACTGTTTTATTAACAGCGTTCCGAAATGGTTCAATATTCTTATAAGCGTAAGAAAACCCTACAGCTAAACCTGTTATCGCAGCTGCTAGTGCCCACGCTACAGGACTGGCCATAGCCAAGACCAACACGACCGGCTTAATAATCACCCATAAAGCTGCAAATGCTGCTCTATATCCCATTATTAATCCCATTCCAGCTCCTAATGGAAGCAAAAGAAGTGTTAGAGCTGGGACTAACATCATAGTTCCTTGTATAAACTTCGCTAAAGTAGGATGTGCTTTATTGAATGCTATGATCAATTTTGCCATTGCATTAACGAAATTAAAAATCGGTATCATTAAAGCAGCGAAAGCATCCCTCATAGGCTGTAATGCCTCAGTAAGAGACTCCATCATATCTTTATACGCTTTTGCGTACTTTGGATTCATTTCCATATTTGCCTTATGCAATTTACCATAAAACATAACAGCCCCAGCACCAACGACTAAGAAAGCCTGCCCCATGCCCATTACAGATTGATTTATAATTCTAATTTGATCATTAAGCTCCTTCATGTTTGCATTAGATCCAAGGAATTCCAAAGCCAACTGAGCAGCGCTACTTCTATTCGCTAATCGTTCCATTGCATTTGTTGCTGCTAAAGCACCTCTAGAAACGTTGTATAAAGGATTCCCCATACGTTGTAAGTTACCTTGTAGTTTACTGGATGTCGTAGACATATTGTTTAGCATTCCGATAGTTTGCAAAATGCTAGCTTGTTTCATTCTGTCTAGCTTCATCATTTCATCATTAGCAGCTTTTTCTGCCTTACCAATCTCATTAACTTGAGAAATTAAATCTTGAGCACTTCCCGTATATGTCCCCATACTCATAGCGACATCTAAATAAGCAAGTTTTGTTCTTTTTAGCTCTTCGATATGAGGTTTCATAGCTGCACGTTGTTCTGCTTTTAACTGACGCAAACGTCTACTGTATTCACTTGTAGAATCCCCCATATTTTCAAGACTACTTTGGTAATGGATAGATGTATTATGGGTTGCCCTTGTAAACTCATCAAGTTGCCGTTGCATAGCAGCCATTTCACGACGCATCTGATCTGTTTCTGCTCTAAACTGGACTACTAATTCTTCTGTTGTTGCCAAATCTCTACCTCCTTTCTACTTGAAGTTGAGATTTTGAAGAAATTCCATATCATCTTCTGCTTTTTCAGCGCGATCTTCTATTGTTTTTTTCTTTTGCTCATCAGTGACCATTTTTTCCCTATCGAAAAGGTCTTTTGGTTTTAATCTCTTTTTAGGGTTATAGTGATAAGCTGTCCGCATCATAATGGCAAATAAACTATACGATTGTAGTTCATCTAAATACTGTTCATTACGAGCAGTCATCATATTTTGAAACTCACGTGGGCTCAACTTCATTATTTCAGCAGGATGCATTCCTAAGTATCTAAATCCATCCTGCTGAATTTTATCTATAGCTTTTCTATCGTATTGAATTACTCTTCTGTTGTTAGTCCGTACATCTCGTTCGCCATTTCCTCGTATTCTGGATTCTTTGCTACCATCTGTTTCTTCAATCGTTTCTTCTGTTGTAGCACTTTCGCTTTGTAGAAAAAATTCTCTTCAATTACCTCTCGCAGTGTATTTTCGATGTACTCTTGAGTTAATGATTCTTCAGCAAACAATCTTTTGATTTCCTCATCAATGTCTTTACGAGTAAATCCTTTTTCTGTATGGAATAATCCGAAGTAAATAGAATCCTTGAATAATTCAACATCACCTTGTAAGCAATGTCCTACAATTTCATTTACGCCACCTTCATATTTCTTATTTAGCTCTACCACTGCTTCAAAACTTAATTTTAATTCGTATTCATTTCCTTTAACTTCAAAACGCATATATATCAATCTCCTTTTAATCGGATGTTATTTTTAAATTTAAGAAGAGTAGGCATAAAACCTACTCTTAAGGTGTTGTTACTGTTTCCCCTGCACCTGGAGGTAATTTAGTTAAAGTCTCTTCTGTCGTAGTACCCGACAATTTAACTTCAAGAGAATAAGTCGCAAATTCTCCTGTTGAAGCAGTTTTCTCAAATGATGTAATCATATAAGTTCCTTTTTCTGCTTTTAATGTACGTTTGTTAATTTCATAGATTTCTATATATTCTTTGTTACGTAATTTTTTTAATGCAGCAGCTGGGAATGGATCTCCTTCTGCCATAATCCCCTCAAATGAACGTGTCTCAGTTACTTTTCCGTAATCATTGACAGTTCTGTCCTTTGAAGCAGCTTCTATTTCGTCCGCCGATACACTATGAGAAGAGTCCGTTTGATCAAAAGGCCTAACCAGTAAATCTGTATTAGTTTGATCTTTTATAACAGCAGCAATTAAAAAATCATCACCGCGCATCATTTTATTTTTCAATTCAGTCATCTATATTTCACACTCCTTAATTTACATAGGCTTGTTGGTATTCAAAAATCATCGTTAATTGTGCGGAACCAACTCCACTTGGAGCGGTTGTTACTCTTCGAAAATAAATCGTATCAATCGATTCACTACCATCTTCATTTCGCAGATGTACTGTGTAACCGTTACTTCTGATTTTGTTAGCAACCTTTTCTGCTGCGTGCATCGCCTTATCTGTCGTTGCATTAAAAAACCTTACTACCATTGTGTATAGTAAGGTGTAATGATCTTTTGAAGTTTTATCATCATTTATAGATAAAATCGGATAATATACCGATGGAATAACTAGTTCTTCTGGAACTTGATCGTGATAAGCGAATGTATTAGCAGGTAAACTGTCGTATACAAAAGCTTTCATGGAACCATGTACTTGCTCATACATAATTATCTCGCTCCATTCTGTACCCATTGTTTAAATTGGCGGTCAAATGAACGCTGAAACATACGCTCATAAATAGCAACTGCATTATCCCAGTAAGGACGACCTTCTATGAATTTAGCAGTTAGCATCATTCCGGTAGGCGCGTGTGGGTCATATTCAAAATTATGTCCTTCCCATCTACCAGGAACGAATCTCCTTACTTGTTGGTGGCCCGAGTTAACTAGAGATGCATACTCTACATTTGTTCCCACCTCTAATACTAGCCCACCATCTGAACTACGCCATACATTCCCATCACCGGAACGATCAAACGAATTTAACAATCTACGTGTATCTACAACTCCTAATGAAATGATTTGATTTTGAACCTCTTCTAGAAATTGAAACCCGCTAGCTTCAAGCCATAAAGCAACGTTTCGATCTAGTCCGCTTGCCATACGATTCAACTTTGCACTGAACTCATGGAATCCCCTAGTTGTTATTTGGTTAGCCATGGTTCACTCTTCCTCTCCGCAGTGGCTTTTATATGTGAAACCTCACCAGTAAGTGGGTGCACTACAGGAAAGGGATTGCGTATATAGTAAACGACATTAGTGTTTTTCTTGATCAACTTGTCATTATGCTTTATATCTGTACCAGGCATAAATAGCACTCGTGTATGCTGTTCATTTAACTGGTTCGGCGCAGATTGTATTGCGGTAGGTCTAGCAACTGCCACATTCTCTGCAAAGTAGCAGCTTTGTTCTGCTATATCAGGAGTGTCATGGTATAAATAAACATCTTCTCCTGGTTGCCCATACTTCCCAGGATTTGTTTCCTTCTGTAAATGGTAAATATCACATTCATGGACCATCAGTGCTTCTAGAGACATTAAATCGCCCTCATTTTGAACGTGACTTTATTTTTACCAGTATCAGTTATAAATTTCTTTAACAAGGAAAGTACAGAAGGTTTAATGATGCTTGAGCTATCCTTCGTATAAGAATAATCTCCACTACCAACACTTTCTGATTTAATCCCCTTCATAGCATTCGTATCAGCATTTGTATATGCGTAATACTGCGCCAACTTCTTACAAGCTAGCTTTACCTCTTCAGGGATTACTGGATATTTCGTTTTATCAGCGAAATTATCTATGTTTGGAATGTTATTGATCTCTGTTTCTGCCTCAAGTATGTCCTGCTCCAATAAGGAAACAGGACGTTTTTTGACTTCAGGCAGTACAGTGTAATCTATTAATTCTTGAGCAGTAATAAGTGGCATACTTATCACTCCTCTCCTTTAGATTTGCTACCTTCTTTTCGAACTTCAAATTGTTCATTACCATTTAGATAATCATAGGTTTTCTTTGTAACTTTTTCTTCTTGGCCCAATAAAAAAAGACGTTCATGGACGTCATATGTTTTACCAACTATTAATTTAGCGTAATAATTCAAAAGTCATCACTCCTTAACTTTGATAACTTTCGCTACTGCATCTTCCTCTTCAAATTTAGCATCCACTTTAGCAGTTAAAACAATGATAAACTTACGAGCGCGGATATCTTTATCTACTTCAATTCGGATATTTCGGCTCATACCAACTACAATGTTTTTAGGATGAGTTAACAGAATGTCAGATACAGTATTTTCTCCATCATTATATGGTTGTAACATCGCAATACCATCTACAGGAACACCATAAGCAGAAGCTAAACCGCCTTGAAGTGAGAAGTCACCAAGGTTTGTTTGTCGTGCTGCAACTTGGTCTTTCCATTCAACTTCTAATCCATGTGAAGAATAGAATTTCCAATCTTTAGGGTTGCGAAGGTATTTCGCAGGAACAGCTTTATAAGCTTTCTTAAATACATCTTTAGAGAATGCACCAGCTGCATGATCAATTACATGTGAAGTCGCTTGTTTACGTAAACCATCTAGTAGTGTTAAATACGTATCAGCAGAAGATTTGTCACCATTAATAATTAATTCTTCGATATCTAACGCCGCGCGCTCTGCGATCATTTGCATAATCGTATTTTGTAGGTTATTACCTTCAATATTATTTTCTAATGTGTCATAAGTAATATGAACTTCAGCGATTACTTCTTTTGCATTTAATGTAACTGTGCTAGTTGTTGGAGCAGAGCGATCAGAATCTTTTAATGGCGTTCCTTCTACACCTGGACGTAGAATACGAGAACCAAAGCCGATTTTTTCAATTTTACGAGTATCTGAAGCCATTTGAACAAAGCGAGAATCCTTTAAAATCGTAGGAGCGCTTTGCACCATACGTAAGAATGTATCAGCTTGTTCAGGGTTCATTAAACCGCCACTCGCTAATGTAGCAAGAGTTACGTCCGCTTTTTCAATAATTGTTTTGTTATTAAGTGTCATATATATCTTCCTCCTTCAGGCTTACAGTAAGCCATTCCATACAGATTTTTTAACTTCTGTTTTCTCAACAACATCAGTATCTTGTTGATTACTAATACCTTGAAATTTTTTTAACGCTTCAATTTCTTCACGTAATGGAGCAGTAGCAGCTTCAACAGCTTTTTCCACCTTAATATCTTCTTCTGTTTTTTCCTCGTCGAGATTAAGGTGTTTCTTAACAGTAGCTAACTCTTCCTTAATTGGACCAACAGCCTTTTCTACCGCTGAAGTTAATGTTTTTTCTAATTGTTCTTGGTTAAACTCCATATTGTTTCCCTCACTCTCTGCGCCTTCCATTGAAGGTGTGACGCGCGTTTTTAGATTTGTTAAAGATTCAATAGCTGAATCTATATCAGCCATATTTGTATTACTAATTTTCTTACCTGCTTTTTCTACTTCTTTAGCAAGAGACAAAGAAGGTTTGTTTTCCCATGCTTTTACAACTGCTTCTGTACCCTTTAATTCGTTGATAATCTCAATAAATTCTTGAGCAGCTGCTTCAATACGATCTAAGTCGATAGCATCAGCTGTAGGAGCATTCCACAACGATTGATAGAAAGTATCTTCTAATGCAGAGAAAGAGGCATTAACGTCACGGCGATGTTTGTTCTGGTTAAATTTATCCCTAACCTCGCCTTTTTGAACGTTTTCTCCACTAAAAAAGCCCTTCATCAATTGGAAGAAGGACTTAATTTGTTTCTCTTCAGTTTTAGCTACTTCTTCCTCAATCACTTCTGTTTCAGCAACTCCTGCAAGGGAATAGCCTTGGAACTTACCTTTCTTAACAGCTTCCCATGTTTCCTCATCTGCTTTTGTAGTAAGGATCCATGTACCTTTCTTTACGGGTTCGCCATTAAGCTCCATATCAGCAGGTGCAATATATGATTCAACAACTTCTCCAACCCCTGCTACGAAGTCATGATTCTTATCGATTTGGCGGTATTTAAGCATAAACTCATGCGCAGCCTTTTCAATTGTCTTAGCATCTGCAAAATCTCCATGAGCATCGATTGTATCCGGCTCATATACAATCCCATATACAAGGCGTTCTGCTTCATCATCAGACTTAATAACCTTCACAGGCTTATCGAAGTTCGGTTGTTCTTCTGATTTCGTCAAAAAGAACTTGCGTTGGTTTGCTCCATTCTCTACATAAGAGACATGCGAAACCTGCAAGTTCTTCAGCTTACGTTTTTTCATTTGTTCACCTCCTTTCAAATATGAATCAGCTTAATTTTAGAAGTTTTCATTTCTTACTCAACTCCTTCAAGGTTTCTTCCCTAATCTTCTGCTTCTCTTCTTCAGATAGACCTAATATATTGTTATCTACTGCAGGAGACATAACGCATTTGCAACGCACTCTCTCTTTAGCAGACAAAGAGCTATCACGAGGAAACATACATCTCTCACCAGAACCAGGTAATTCAAATTCTTCTTCTACCGGCACCGTTGTACCGTCATATGCCACATGATTGTCACGCGGTTGGTTATTCTTTGTACCGCTATGACGCCACTTCTTACCCGTAACCGCAGGAGATTGCCGATAAGATTCAAATTGAGAAGCAGAGCATGCAGCGAGTACTTCTGTCTGCGCTGTAGTTTTCGCTCTCTTCCGATCAAATTCCGGAAGCTTCGCAAGTTCTCTTGCAATCTCCTTAATGCCTTTTCCCTTCTCTAACCCTTCGTTTAAAATACGCTCTACCGCTTTGTGAGAATTAATTTTCATGATCTTACCTAATTCATCGGACCAACTATCAATCCACTTTGTAGTACGTTTTGAGAAGATATTAAACTGGATATCCGGGTCAATCGCATCCATGAAAGCTTTCGTCATATCTTTCATCGTGTAATCAAGAAACTTCCTCGCTGCTTTGCTTAAACTTTTTGCAAATGTATCTGCTCCAAATAGGCTTCCAGTAACAAAGTTGATAATATCTTTTATCTTGATACCCTTTTCCACAGCATCTTTTTTCGTAAAGTTCTTAATTCCATCGATAAAGTATTTCTTCTGCTTACGAAGCAATTTAGCGATTTCTTTTTCAAATTCCTCAACGTATCCCGGTAACATGTCCAGCACTTCTAGATCAGCAGGTAATGCAGCAGTGAAATCGTCAGTATCAGCCTTTTCAATCCACTCATTTAACGAATCTAGTATTTTATCAATCTTCTGCATCTTGCATCGACTCCAATAAGTCACGTACATCTTTCATTACATTGACTAAATCCTCATTTGAATTGCTGTCAGCTGACTTCTGCAACGTTTCTCCTAAGCCTTTTTTCCAACCACTCACCTTGCGATGTCTTTCGATCACTAAAGCTACAGGCTCATTTGCTTCTGGCATATCATAATCAGAGAACTCTTTGTTTAGCATATTACTAGCGATATTACGTACATCTTGGAATGTTAATCCACCCTTATCAGCAAGCACCTCAATGGTTTTAACCATATCTTCCGTGTTACTGATCTCTGACTTGCGTAGGTTCACATATACGTGTTTTAATCCATATGGGAGAAGCAGTACATTATTAATGATATATTCCAAAGCACTTCGCTCCGGTTCAAATACCTGCTCTTCTGTAATCTCTCGTACAGACTCAGCAGTCGCTCTGTTAAAGTCGCGAATATACCCTACATACACGTCAGGTAATCGGAATGCCGATTGTACTTTTTGACGTGACTTCTCATCATACTCAAGGAACAGAGCATCATTTTGCAGAATGTCTGCTAGTGATTTTAATTCAATGTCTACATTAGGTGGTGTATCGCCTACAACACCTTCTTCAGCACTTTCTACTTGTAACAAAAGATATTTATGTTGATTATCCTCACCTTCAACATTCGAGACATAATCAGTTATCGCTGCTTCACTTTCTTCTGATAAAATCCCGTTCTTCAATAAGATAGCCATTGGTATATGACGACCTTGTTTGAAATAGCGAAGATTTAACTCTTCCGCTTTCCTCGCACCGACCATGTGAACAACATGCGATACCCAACGTGGAATGCCATATGGTCCATTTCCAATCTTCAAATGGAGAACTTCAGTAGCGTTTTTCTCTCCTAACGAAACTTCGGAAAACTCACCAGTCTCTTTATTTAAGAAACGCGGATCACCAAACTCTTTAAAGTAAGTGTCTACCGCTCCAACTCGTTGTACATAGCGACGGAATATCTTCTTACGTTTAATTTCTTTTCCATTCACTAAGTACGTTACATCTTGAGGTTTATTATCCTTACGTGTCACTCGCATGTACTGCGGTAACATATTTATTAATTCAGCGGGTTTTCCCTCTAAATTACGAATAACTTCTATATAACCATTGCCAGTCGTCTCTTTATCATCAATAGCAGTTTCAAGAATTTCTTTGAATGGCTTGTCGAAACTAAATAAAGGTATGATTTCTGTATCAACTAACGTCCACTCCGCCTTCATCTCAGGAGTTTCCTTGTCGTCCTCTTTTTTATACTTCATTTCATGACCAAACCCAGCTATATTTCGCTTGTATGCATCAATACATTGACCAAGAATTGTGCTATTCTCTCTAATCTGCTTCAGGTCTTCTATTCTATAAGGTGGTTCAATAATGTCATTTACAGCGTATTTTTCATTCTCACTTTCTTGTTGGCGCGATAATACTTGAGCGCTTGTTCCTACTGCCTTAATTACCTTTGCACTAACCTGTCTTTTCTTCGTCATTAAGCTGCTTCACCTCTTTTCTTTTTCTTCTTTTTACGCAATCCATAAATAACTGTATTAACAAAGTATCTTGTTTCGTCCATATGATGGTCATTCTCTTTTAGCGGCTTATCTTCGCCACGTTCCACTGATTTCTCATCCCATATATAAGAAGCAAATTCTTTAAATGTTTCGTTACAGCAGTCGTTAAAATAAATAATGCCCGTGTTTAGCGCAACACCGACATTACCAATGCCCTCTTTAACATTATTCCGGGCCTTATATACTTTTCGTTTATTTCTAACTAATAAAGCTATAAATGAAGCAGCGGACGGGTCAACTACAGTACCACGGATCGGCAAATCTCCTACAAACTTCTCAAAGTCCTCGTAGTATTCCTGGTCTGTTTTCTGCTTTTCTGTTTCTCTACCGCTATAACGGTACTCTTTCACCTTGTACCATACTTCTTCACCTTTTTCGATGCATTTACCCCACAAACCATATACCATAGCGTTCTGCGTACCATAGTCACATGAAACGAAGTACTCAACGTATTCCCTTTCAATCGTCGGAACTTTATGCTTATCCTCATCAAACATATCGAATATAAGACCCGAAGCAGCTGCCCAAAGCCCTAATATATATCGTTTAAAGAAAACCCCGCTATACATCTTGTAATAACGTTGTTTTACTTTTTCAGACAACGATAAGTTATCATCCATCGTAAAGCGAATGTGTAGTAAGTTCTTTTCTTTCGCCTTATCTAGCCACTCTGTTTTAAACCAATGATATGGACCACCAGGGTTACAGTTAAACCAGACTTTTGAACCTTCTACAGAACAACGACCAGTCGCTTGGTTAACGAATGAACGAACCATAAGCACTACTTCATCAAAAAAACATCCCGCTAAGGTGATACCTTGGATAAGATCCTGCGATGCTTCGTCTTTACCACCAAAGATATAAAAAAAGTTCGTTACGCCATCTTTAGTAATGGTAAGCATATTCTCACTTCGATGGTCCTTAACCTTATACCCACGAGACTTCAGCATCTTTTTAAGTGGCGTTATAACGTTACGACGGTGCGAACCAATCGTTTTACCACACATACCGAAGTTCTCACCTTCGAATGATTCCATTGCCCACATAACGTAGGATAGAGCCATTGAAACTGTTTTACCCGCACGAATGGAACCATCACAAATAATCCCGTCATAATTTTTAACGGGACTGTTAGGCTTCCACCAGGTTAATACTTTCAGCTGCTTCTTGGAAAATGGCTTAAATTTGAATGGAGCAGGTTTCTTGTTACGCTTCGGAATCGTCGTCATGGTCATCCCACACTTCCTCTACCTTGCCTTCTAGCGCCTCTTTAAAACCATCGTCTTCGTATTCTTCACCATCTTCGCCTTTAATACGAGCGGTATCGGCTTTCGTTTTCTCTATATCAGCTTTCAGTTTATCTAACTCTAATCTTCTCTTATCATCAACACTCGCTAGCCTATCGAATCTTTCTATCAGCTGCGATAATGTAGACATTGCCCGCGATTGTGCATTTAAGAAGGTAGCATGTTTATCCCAAGCAAATTGAATTTCCCATTCTTCTTCGAATCCACTTTCAGTAACCTTATTCTTTCGTAGTTCTTTCGTTGTATCTTCTTGATATTTAACAAACATCAATCTTTGTGCTCTAATAATAGCCGTATACTGAATCGTTATGTTTTCCCATAACATATCAATCGGATTCTTCTCCATGATCTCAGCAGCTAAGTCAGCTACATCTTCTGGAAAGTGTTTTCGAAAGAAACCATGCGTCATAGCGTTATGGTTCCCTTTTGGCGGACCATGGCCTACTGCATTCTTATTACCCCATTTAGGGTTCTTGTTACCCGAATTACCCACTGCATTCTTATTGCCAAGGGGTGCACCTGTTTTCTTGGTTTGGGTGCATCCTTTTTCATCTTTTGGGTGCACCCCTTTTCGATTCCAACCATGCCTTTTTCTCCAGGACTTAATTGTATTAATACTAACCTCATATTTCTCGGCCAGTTCCTTATACTTCATACCTTGCATGTAATCTTCTTGAGCTAACTCGTGTTTTTGTTTCACTTCACATCACCCACCACCTTCTATATTAATAGGAAGAAACTCGTTATAACTCCCCCTCATGGTAATCACTAATTCAGTATTGAAATTTTCTAAAACTCGATGTATTATATTTTTGTGTTTTTCTCAGTTCCCAAGCCGAGAATACATCATCACTTCTGAAAAGGACCCGAACTCCAGCGGGTTCTTTTTTTATTCCTCTTCTTGTAAATCTATTTATTTAAATGTAAAATTGTAAATAAGTTCTAACATTTTAAATTGAGGTGAAAATCATGAGAAGTTTTGGCTCATTAATGATCTCCACTGTCTGTTCAGTACTTCTTATAATTTGGAATGTCTATTCCTTTTATAACGGATTCACAACAGGGCACACATACTATTGGATTAACGGCATCGCAGCTATTATCTTCCTTTTATTCTTTATCCTCAACATGCGCGATTTTAAGAAGAAAAACTACCGGACCTCATAACATTAGGAGTTGATACATATGCGGAAAAGATTTAAAGACTATAAATATTCCTCGAAAGAGTTAAAGCTCATGCTTTGGTTATTTGGTATTACTTGTTTTGCGCACTCAGTCGCTTTCTTTGGCGGACTATTTTCTTCCGAGTTCCTTTGGTTTAAAGGCGTTTGTGCTATTGCAGCATTACTAGCTTTTATGGATGTTAAGCGAAAAATCAATAAGTATAAGGTAGCATTGTGAAAAAGAGCCATTACAGGTTCTTTTTTCTTTATAAAATAGAAAGCAGCGAATCCGCTACTGTAATTGTTCAACTATCTCATTAAATAACTGTTGCCCTTTTTCCGGATATCTTTCTAAACCGCCATCAGCAAAGTATTCACCTTCACTATTTATCATTTCAATTAGCACTTCACCTTTTTCCCATACTTGCAAAGAGAATGCTACACATGATTCGAATTCTTTTAATGCTTCATCTCTATCCGCAGTCGCTAACATAATATCCGTATCTGCAAAGTCCCACATCACAACTGTATAGATCAGCACGACATCACCTCAAAAGAATCATATTTTAAAAAATCCATAACGAAAACTAATTTATGCAGGGAAATGAATAATATACACAGAATGACTGCCGATAACTTGCATTATGTTAATAAGATAAACGGGAAATACCTTGATATCAGCGTTTTTATAATTCCCTATGAATAAGAGGTATTCATATTTTTATACATTGGCTTGAAAACGCCATTTTCAGCACTTAATCACTGTTATTTCCTGCATAAACTTCACTATGTTAACTATCTCTAGTTTTCTTCAAATCTGTCACACCATCGGTACTTTATATATGAGAACATTTCAAAGGAGAGGTTACTATGAAAATCGAAATTCAATTAAGTCTCAAAGTTAATATCCAACGAAGTACATTAATAGAATTATTTTTATTAATCGTACAAGCTTACCTAGGGCTATAGTCTCAGGTATTTTCGTTCGTTGTGTTCGTTTGTTTTGTAATGATTACTTACCCAACAGATAGTCCACCCATTCAACTTGTTTCTTCAATTCCTCATCAGTCATCTTCTCTAATTCTTTATGAGTGTAATCTTCTCCAAACTCTTTTCCGCCATCAATGACGAATCGAATCATTTCTTCTCTAGTCATAATTCTCCCCCCTAACAAGTCGTCCTAGCTCTAATAAGCATCGGTTTACGATTCAATACCTGCGATTTCATCACCCTATGTTTAACATAGCCGTATATAGGACGAGGTTTGCAATAAAGCTTGTGATTAATGAGTTTACGTACAGTTTCTTTAATTTGTTCCCAAACTTGAAAAGCGAAATTGACAATTAACTTACAAGCCTCGTATAATTTATCAAAAGCTTTCTGTAATATCTCGATATCTACTGCCATCCCCTCACCCCTTATCTTTCCTTAACAACAAACAAGACGCCACCCAGATCACGGTAACGCCTACGATAATTACTATTGGTTTAATCATTTACATCCGATACGAACTCTTTTGAAGTATCTTCTGCGATGACGTATACATGAACTTGACCATTGCCAGTATATTCATGGTCACATAATACAGCTTCATCCTTATCATTATCCTCCTAACCAAATGCCTAGTTTGTTCAAATTCATGTTTAATGTGTAATTTTTATATATCAAATAAAAAAAGCATCCTTTACGGACGCTTTCCATATCAGAAGTATTTTCCATCACCATAGTAGCAATGTCTAACACCTCTCTATATTTTATCTCTACTTACAAAAAAACAGACAAAAATACAATACAATGGTTGTATTGTTCATCTAGTTATGATAAATTAATTTATGAGAACCTATGTTCATTACATACATATCACGCTTCAAAAACAACCGCTTTCAACGGGTTATTTTTGTTACCCAAAAAGCATATAGGTTCCACACTTTTAAAAAAAATAAAAATGCGAAAGGGTGTATTTCACCATGAAGAATTTGATTCGCCTGCTGAAATCAGGCGCAAGTAAAGCCAAAAATTACATCTCACAAAAAGTTACAACATATTTTACCCGAAAGTTTCTACTCAAATTACTGCGTAAAACTTTTTTCGGTGTCCTGTTATCAATATTACCAGCAATATGTTTAACTCTTAATTCAGGAATTGCAGTTACTTTCATTGCAATTTTCACAGCAATCAAATACCATCTCTTCTTATTATTACTAATTGCTGCGGTTTTAATTCCACTTTCGATTTATGATTTTATGCAAAAGTAGTATTTGTATTTGTGTTTATGAGCTGCCACTCGTAAATACAAACATTCTTTTCGCCTCTTCCTACTTCAAAGGAAGGGGCTTTTTTTTGTGCCAACGCACGATTGCTAATATACGATGCTGTCCATCAACCACTTCATTATTTCCATTAACGTAAATACAGTAAAATAGTTCTATGATCATATCGTAATTTAACTTACCTTATGTTAACACATTTTTGTCTTTCTATGCAACATAAAAAAACACTTTTAAAATTACGTAGTTTTTATGCGTCTTAAATGCACAAAATTACTGCTTAAACGTCGTTATTTTAATTCTATTACTTCCGGGTACGTCAAAATTAATAAAATGCCTTAAATCGCCTTTTAAATCGATTTTTCGATACGTTGTAAACAGCTAACTTTACTAACAGTATATCCTAGCAACAGATAGGAAACAAACTTAAAAGTTAATAACGTCTTTCTGTAACGAAGTATACTTACAGGTCAAAAAATGAAATCCCAACCTTCTCCAAGCCACCGCATCAACTAGTTTGGCTACACGCCCTGTGTTCGGTGACCTGGAGAAGACAAAGAATCTTCTCGTTTATACTCCGTAGAGCTGGCCAATACTTCAGCTACCGCCTTTGCAAGCCAATATCGAATTATAAAGGATTTATATCAAGACGTATGTGTTTCTTCCGACGCCTTGTTTGAACCAATACACTAGAGGGACGGAAGGGGAATGTTTCCGCTGTATTGGCTCAAACAAAGAGTGGAACTCTTTGCCCTCGTTTTGGTCATTAATAAGAATCGTGAGTAATTACTAATGTACGAGATACGTATACTGTTTTAGATTTTTAGAACGGCATTCATTCAATCATGAAAACCATCCCCATTCTTAGAAATCAACATAACAGGAATATTGAATTTTATATCAATATTCAATACAGAAGGTGGATTCTGTACTGATCGATTGATACAAATTAGAAACAGCATGACGAATGCGAGTTATCTCACACCCGCCACACTGGAATATGTCATTGTGATTAATTAATTGGTCTTTTCGTCTTAACGCGGGTTCGTACCGCCTTGCCCGCCCTACTATGCGGTATACGTTACCGTGACATTCTCGCATAAGAACGTTTCACTTATAGGTGTACTAATCCTCTTCGATATGCGGTTTTCAAAGAGCTGTCTAAAGCTCGTTAATGAGCTTGTAAGATAATGATAATTTGAAAATCGCATTCATTTGTTCCTCACTTTCTTCCGTATTTGTTCCCATTTTGTTCCCGATTTTTATTTAGTTAAATCATCCGTAATGCTGTAGCAATTGCCATAATTGCACTTTTCTTCTGATAGTAATACCACTTATGCTCTAACATCATTTGAGCTTTAATTAATGTGTCATTCATTACTCCACCTTTTAAATACTTCCGTTCAATAATCTCTCTTTGTTCAAGATCTAATGAGTGGTCTAGTGCCCTCTTAATCTGCAAATACTTATAATCATTTAACTTCCTTGTATCACGTAATTCAGGGAATAACTGAATACTTTCCCTCTCGCACTCAGTTTGATTCTCCATACGTACAGCTAGAGCTTTATAATCACGTAACACCTTCACTACTGCTTTTTGAATTAATTTGTACTCCTTATCATCGATTTCTGGAAAGAATGCTAATTGCTCCATCTGTAATCCCCCTATTTCTGAATTTGTCTTTTTACATTCGCATTAGGTACGTGAAATTTTACTATCTCTTTGTTGAATAAGGGAAACATGCTTAGTAAAGTAGCCCCCACCAATCTACTCTGCATGGTTCCGTTATCCATTAAATCCAATCGATATAACTAAACTTAACTGGTCTAGAAAAATATACATCTATAACTCTGTCATTACCTTCAATACGGTCCCACACATATATTTTCGTCTTTGTCATTCGTCCAGCTCCTTTACAGTTACTTCAACACGTGGCTTCTCTGAATACCATTTACTCACCTTTAAATCCACTACCTGACTGTCGTCATTCCATATGACCTTATTGAGTGCATCCTTTACGCCTTTTACGTAATTATCAACATCTGGCTTTGTTGTAGGTCTCAGCAACCCTTCTTCTGCTGCCAATGCTTTCTTTTTAGAGAAGGACTTGAGAGAAGACTTGTACACCTTCACCTCAAGTTGTAATGGCCCTTCTAATAATTTCTCTGGCGCATACTGTGAAGCTACTAATCCAACATACTGTTTAAAGTTTCTTGATTTCATTGGATCTCTCATACTTATCTTTCCGTTGCGAATACCTGCTCTCGGTCTACCTTGGGCCACAGGCTCTCCCAGCACTGTAAATTTAATCATGCTACGCCTCCATCTGTTCTTTACACTCTTCCAGAAAATCAATAACTTCCTGTACATTCTCCCTTGTCGTCATACTCTCCGTCACGTACCCTGCATCGTTATAAACATTCACCTTATCCCCTGCAAACTCCATTCCGCACATTCCGTCTGCACCTAATAGCTTTACGTTACCTTCCATTCTTTTAACCTCGCTTTCTAATAAAAGGATTATTTTGTTTAAATTTTGCTTAATTCTCACCCTTAATTATCCGAAAATTTTAAAATCGTTATATAATGAATTCAATCGAACCTTAGGAGTGGTTAAAATGCCAGATATGATACGACTTATTCTTTTCATCTTTGTAGCAATTAGTTCCATCTTCTCTCTAATACAAGAATTTAAAAAACCACAGAAAAGTTTATTTTCGATTTCGTTTGAATTCTTGCTTCTTGTAGGAATGATAATATTAATCACAGAGATTTTAGTTTAGATATGAATCTCGCGGTAATAAAACTCAATATTCCGTCAATACTATAGATGACACGGTAATCTTTTCTCCTTATTCCCCCTTGGAGAACCGAGCAGTTAGCTTTTGCTAGCTGCTCTTTTATGCTAATTTTGAAGTAATTAAAACTGTTTGGTTTTCATGTCCATTAAAATCATTCAAATAATCTTGTAAGTTTTTGCCCTTATTTTCTTCTAAATGAGCGACTGCATTTAAGAATTTTCCAAATGCAATTTCTTTTGTAATCTCCTCAACTGCCCCTTCTTTTTGCACTTCCACAACCGACTCACCCGCAACTTCTTCCGCATATACTTCACATGCCTTTATAACGTTATCCGCCGCTACTAACGCCCAATATTCGTGTTTATTAAACTCAAAGTATTTCATATCTATTCCTCCTTGAATATAACTAATAACTTGTCATATACTATCTATGCATCTAGATTTTCATTTTGATCGGAGCAGTTAGCTTTTGCTAGCTGCTCTTTTATTTATCCCGTGTAATACCCTTGTTCTTTTACCTTTTCCCATTTATCAATATCAAAGATTTGTTCTTCATTACGCTTTCGACCATAGCAATTAGTAACCAATTTCACTTTTACAAATTCTTTATCATACTTTTTCGTCCATTCCTCAGTGTATGGTTCCTCGCTGATCACTTCTTCAATGTATTGCTCTAATAAATTCATATCCATTCCCCTTTTCGATTAAAATAACGCTTTTGTTCAATTTAGTAATTTCTTATATAATGGAAATTAACTAATCCAGAAGGGACTGAATTATGCGCAGATATCAATATTTTTAATCTACCCATCACAACAACATAATGGAGGTAAAAGTATTGATTACAGAATTACAGACACAAAGATTACATTTAAGACAAATGAAGGAATCTGATTCATTAAGCATGTTTAAAATATGGTCTGATCCTGACGTTACAAGATTCATGAATATAAGTAATTTCACTGATGAAAACCAGGCGAAAGATATGATTCATTTTCTCAATGAACTTGCTCAAAATAATAAAGCTCTACGTTTTACTATTATTGAAAAAGAATCTAATCAAATTATTGGTTCATGTGGTTATAATTCCTTGGATTTCGAAAACTCAAAAACAGAGATTGGTTATGATATTTCGAAAACATTTTGGGGCAAAGGATATGCCCCTGAAGCGATTTCTGCTTTATTAGATTACGCTTTTACACAACTGAAACTAAATCGTGTCGAAGCAAAAGTTGAACCTGAAAATGTGAGCTCCATAAAAGTATTACAAAAATTACAATTCACTTTTGAAGGGACTCTAAGAAAAAGCGAAAAATCAGCTGAGAATCTTATCGATTTAAATATTTATTCGAAATTAATAACCGATTAATTTTAGTCACTCGGCCTATACTATATTGAAGTATAGGCTTCTTTAATTTTTATACAAAATTCAAATTTGGTCTTACTTTACCCCCGTAGATCCATATCCATTTGTTCCGCGCTCACTATCCGATAGCTCGTCCACTTCTTCAAAATGCGCTGTTATTACTGGCGCTATGACGCCTTGAGCTATTCGAGTTCCCTTTTCAATTACATGCGCTTGCATATTGGCTGCCTTAGGAATTTCAGTATTATTAATTAGCACCCCAACTTCTCCGCGGTATCCACTATCAATCGTTCCAAGCACCACTCTTAACTTTGTATCACGCGTCATACCGCTACGCGGTCTCACCTGCAATTCATATCCTGGTGGAATCTCGAAAGCTAATCCGGTTGGTACAACCTTCGTTTCACCTGGCCATATAATTGTGTCCTCCGCTGCTACAAGATCAAAACCACTATCTCCTGGCTTAGCGTACTTAGGTAACTCCACATCTCTTACTCGCTTAATCTTTGTTCTTAAATTCATTCTGTACCGCTCCTTATAAGTAACTTTTCAATTTCTCTTTCTGCTTCTTCAACACTTCTAAGGAAAGCTTCGTCTTCCGCTTCTCGTTATTCAATCCCACCAAGTGATATTCCATCTTACGAATCTCATCCTCTACTACCTCGAGTTCGCTTTGCACCTGCACCGCAGTTTCTTTCTTCATTACTTACCTCCCTTTGCATCGCTAATTAATTTAGTGATTTCATAAACACCATTCTCCATTGCTTGCATTACTCTTCATCCCCTTTCAATAGTTGCTTTAGTTCCTCGCATGAACCTTCATATAAATCACGGCCATCAGGTAATTTAAATACGTGCCTATCAATCAAGCGTTCTATTAGCCTGTCTTGCTCGTTCATATTTACTCCTAACTGATTTGTTTCTTCTCATACTTACGTGGCGGCTTTGTCGCTGCTTCGTATGGATCCATCTTCCTTTTAACTCTCTGGTAAAAGGTCTTATTACTAATCCCATTCGATTCCGCTAAAGGAATATACTTTTCGAATCCTTTTGCCGTGGTAGCTGCTTCGTATGGCGTCATGCCGTTACGTTTTCGTCTATAAAAGGTAGATTCACTAACCCCATTTTTCTTAGCTAATTTCAGTAATTTTTTATTCTTTTCATTTCCTTCCCAGCTCGTACCGACTGGTGTCGTTATAGCGCGTTCTAAACTCCAATCCAGCTCTTTCATTCGTTGGTCTACATACTTCTTATTAACACCAATTTCAGCAGCCTTTGCATAATCCTTTAATGTTGGTTTCTCCATTTGCTCCCTCCTAATCCAGTGACATAATTTCGTCTCGTGTACGATTAGAAATAATTACCCTAATCTTCTGAATACCTTTGCCATGTTCTTTCACCGTCATGCTCCATGCTTCGTCTTCTGTTTCAACATCGAACCAGTCTATTTTTTGTCGCTCGTCCTGGTCATAAAAGTGAACTTCATACGTTATGACGTTATGCTGTAAGAACCTATCAGCCGTGCTTGTTGCCGTATAATCAAAACTGCCTACAACATCCTCAAGTGTTAGTTGTTTCATGACCCTAACCCCATTGAACGAGATTTGATTTTGTTCTTATCTGCCTGATCCATAATCAATGCTGCTATTTCTAATTGGTGTCTTTCTAACTCTTTTGCAATTTCAAGGATTCCTTTGTCTTCCTTCCACATTTCTTGTAATCGGGTAACTTCACTTTCATCAAATACCAAGTCCAATTCTTCTAAAGCGATATATAAGTTACGACGCGATTTCTTCATGTACTTTCTCTGTTGCAACGCCATCGTATAAATTTCCTTTTCTAAATCCGTTCCAAGTCTTGGCATCCCATTTCCCCTCCATTTGTAATTGATGAATCTCTCTTAGTTCCGCCATAACGGCATGACGCTTTCTATCTACCTCTTCAGGCGTTTGATTCGCCGCTTCGCAAATACATGGCCCAAACTGATACATACCCGTTCCAATGTCGTTCTGAATTACTCCCGTTCCATTACATGCACACATTTCAATTTCCCCCTTTTAAAATGGCAATGCCTTTCTTCTGTAATCCTTTGTTTCTTTGAAAGTGATCGTTCTGAAATTATTGAGAATACGCGATACAATCCGTTCATCGTATGCCTCGTCTAAACGCTTCCCTGTGAGGTTTGTCGTGAAGAGAGTAGATTTACCTTGCCTTCCATCGAAAACATCAAATAACACCCTATTAATGAAGTTTGTCGCTTTCGTGTTGGCGTCTAACGCGCCTAATTCTGCTCCTAAATCATCGACTATTAATACTTCCGCTCTTACTAAGCCTCTTATAATTGCATCTTCAGTTAATGTGGAATCTTTACTGAATGTACTTTTAATCTTTCGTAGCAATTCGCCAACTGTGACGAAGACAACTGACTTCCCTGATCCCGCAAGCTGATCCGCTATAGCGTAAGCAAGATGTGTTTTCCCTGCCCCGCAATTACCGGCCATAATTGTGTTAAAAATCTTTCCGTTGAGATAATCAGTTGCGATGACCTTTGCAAGTTCAAGGTTCTTCGCTCCTTCATCGCTAGTAGGCTGGTAATTATCAAAATTAGCTTTCTTAATGTTGCTATCGGCAATCATACTTTGCTGGTGGAACATGAATTTCTTCTCATTTGCTTTATCTGCATCGTATTTCGCTTGCTCCTGTTGCTGAAGCTTCTTACTATCGTTTTCAAGGAAACATCGAGGGCAAACAACTTGTCCACCGAACTTCATCTTATTCATCCCGTGCGTATCACACACATCAGAATCCATAGTCATATTCACCTTTTTGGCTATATCGGTTGGTATTACTGCCGCCGCTCTCTGCATTGTTCTTCGCTCCTTTTTTAGAATTCATTTGAATAGTTAGTTGGTCGAACTTCTCACGTAGCTTTTTAGGAGATAAGATATTACCCTGCCAAAATGGATCTGCTTGGCACCAATCAATAACATCTTTAATCTCTTGCGGTTCTCTGTTATCGCGTTCTCGCATTAATCTAAACTCATTTGCCCAATTATCGAAGTTAGGCTCTTTTTGTTTAGGATTATTACCCTTAATTTTTTCAAACAAATACTTAGCTCCGTTGGTGTCACAAGTTTCAAACTTGTGACGGGAAGATTTTTCTTTCTTCTTTTTATCTTTTTCTTTATCTATATCTAATTCTTTATCTTCTTCTATATCTGTATCGTCACGTGACGTCACGCGAACGTCACTTTCTTCACTTTTGTTTTCTAGTGCTAATTGCTGTTGTTTCTTGCGTTCGCGGTACTTTCTGTTTCGTTCTGCATTCAATTGTTTTACCCGTTCTAACCCATCAATGTTCTGATGCTTCTCCCAATTTGAGATGCATATGTACTGATCATCAGTGATGTCTATCATCCCGAATTGTTTAAACGTTTGTAGGGCAAGTCTTACTGTTGCTATTGGTCTATTAAAAAGTGTTGAGAGCATTTCTTCTGTGAAAGGAATGTTTTCACTCAAGAAAATGTAACCATTAGCATTTGTTCTGCCCGCTTGAGACAACAATTTAATCCAAATGATTAGTAGTGTGTCTGCATCTGGTAAACTTTCAATCAATCGAATCTTTTCATCTTCAAACATGCTAGTAGAGAGCTTTATCCATTTAACATCTGCCATTTAGTTCACCTTCTTCATCACAAACAAATACTCAACCGTATCTGTATACCCGTTAAATTTATATCCACCGTTCCCGAAGTTGCGGCTCATATCATAATCAAAACTTTTTCTTTGCTTATAAATCTTTTGATATGGTTTTACATGTTCATATCCGTCTTTTTCTAATTCCCTAACACGTTCAAGTAATTTAGTAAGATTGTAACCTCTTACCGGAATTGGTTTGCTTGTATTTCGATTATGCTTATTCCATTGAAAACTCATTACATCACGTCCCTTTCGCATACCGCTATGTCGCCATCAATTTTGATTATTTTGTATCCCGGATAGCGATCGGGAGTAATGTACTCAATCGCCTTTTCTTTTGCTTCTTTTTCATTTTGTACGCCCTTCCATACCCACGCCGGAAGGACGACTTTTGATTGATTTTTATCTAACATAGGTTTTTCACTCCTTAATTCGTTTGTTCTACCTCTCCGGACGTTTCTTTTTCTTTAGTTTCCGCTACTTCATTTTCGGCTTGCTTAACCCATTTCGTTGATTTTTTAAGTACCTCTTCCGCTTGTTTTAACGTTAATTCAGCAACTTCTTTGATACTTAAATGTCCTTTGATTGTGTCTTCATCTACTTTTCGAAGAGTAGCCAACTTTTTAATGTTTAATTTGATTGCGCCAACTTGTTGGGCAGTAATCATTTCTTCTTGTACTTCTGGTAGGTCTTCACCCGCATAGATGTATAATCCCAATCCGTGAAGCGCTATTGCCTTAACTAAGCAACGTTGAATACTAGTGTTAATATCGAAGCTGTTAGGCTCTGCAATGGGCTTATTTTGATTGTTAAGTATTGGGTGAATCTGACTTAGTGGTATTCCTTGTACAGTTACTTCAACTTCTACAAAGTAACCGCAATCTGTTTTAAGGTAAGGTACTCCATCGAATCGTTTTACCTCCCATGTCGCTGTTGGATCTACTTCACGAAGCTTTTTAACTGCCCATGCCCATGATAAGTAGTTAAAGCGACCTTTCTTTTCAACATGTTCTGTGCAATCTATTTGAGCTAATTTAGAAAAGTAATTTTCAGTTGTCATATGAATCCCCCTCTCTTTTAAAATGGTGCTATTTCCGTTTGTTTACTAGCTTCATACACTTCCGTAAGTGCCTGTAATCCATATTCATAAGCCACAACCATCGATGCAGCGTTAGGTTCTTTACTTTGCTTATATCGTTCAACTAGACTCTTCATAACTTGAATTTCAGCTTCAATTTTGTCTTGAAAGGCCATCTTATTCACCTGCTACTTTCTCTATAGAATGAGACTTTACATACTGTGTAATGCACTCCGTTTCTGCATGCAGGTAATCTCCACCAAAGTTTAAGCAACTTTCACCGAAGTATATTTCTCCATTGCAACCCGCGCATTCTTCAATGAAGTCTCTAGCTGATGAATCGTGATGATTTCCGATTAACATAGGATTTTCAATCATTTCCACATTCCTCCTTAATTACTAAGAGAAACAAAATATGTTATAATGTAGGTACGGATATTTATTTTGTTTCTCTAAAACCGTCCTATTGGTGGGGGCGGTTTTTTATTTCTCAACCAAATAGACTGAATTTTCAATTTTTAATCTGTCATTTTCATTAAGTTATTGGTAAAATATAATCAACCTGTTGAAACACCCTTCTTGGATACCTGTGCCTCCCCGTACAGGTATTTTTAATGCTAATTTTTAGCTAGCAGATGCATTGTTCTCACCCTTTCTGATGCCTTCACGCATCGTAATACCCAGGAACCTGTCTATTAGGTGGGGATTCTATTAGATTCCTGAATATTACGACAAGCAAGAGCTTGTCTTATTAACTCTGTAAAGACGCTATTACAAACATAAGCCCTTATGGATTCTTTAGATTATCAACTTTTTTCATAATTTTTATCATAGCTTTTTACATTCATATTTTTGTAACATCTGTATATAATATTTAAGTGAATTATGTGTTAAACTTATAACATTCCAAGAAGTCCTTTACTTTTAGAATCGACAATTCTTCAATACCCTTAGTCTTGCCCTGCATCCCCTTGCAGGGCTTTTATCATTTAGCTAGAGTTATAAACTCCTTATGCATTTCCTCAACCTTATCTGCGCTGTTATGTATCCCTCTAGCTCTTAAATCCTTTATGATCCACGCTAGTTTCTTTTTTTCGTATTCATCACGCTGCTGTTTATCCATCACTTTTCATCCTTCATAAACCTTTTATCTATCCAATCCATCAGATGAATGAATCCTGCGGTAAAAATGACAATTACCAGTATCATTAAATGCGAGAATGTGCTTTCTTCCATCATTTAAATCGCCTCCTGTTCTTGCTCTTTCTTCAGTCGATCTATGATGTAGGCTTGTCCTTTTGGTGTTACGTATGTTGTTGTCCATGTGAATGGCTCTCCGCTTGGCTTCTGTTTAACACGTTGTGCGATTTCGAAGTATCCCTTTTCAACTGCTGATTGAGTTGGTTCGGTGGATCGCTTGAAGATTAAGTTCCATTCTCTAAGTTTTGCGAATAACTGACGTTGTCCGATTTTGACATTGTGTTTAGCTGCTAACTTAGCAACCTCGCTAACTTTTAATGATTCATTCGACTGCATACAAGCTTCTGCGAATGTTACGAGCGGTTGTTGCTGTACGATTTGTTGTTGCGCTGCCGCGAGCTTTTCTTTCTCTTCTTTTAATTTATTGAGAAGACCAATTGCGAAGTCTGGATTTGTTATTGCTTGTTCCAGGACTTGATCTGTCATGTATGTTCCGTGTTTTCTAATAGAAGGAAGTACTTCGCTTGTTACCCATTTTTTGAATTTCTTAGCGCTTGGTAACTTGCTTGAAAGGATTAAAGAGTATAAACCAGATTCGTTAATCACTTTCTGATTTCTGTTTTGTCTGCCATCCCAAATTGGGAGGTCAGCTTTTTCATCTTCATCAACGTGCATTTGAATAGCTTTCGAAGTATTGTTGTATCCTAAAACCTCAGCTACATCTTTTGCTACAAACCAAACATCTTCACCTTGTATTACCGTTCGAACCTGGCCGAACTCTTCGTTATTAAAAACTTGTAATTGATTCATTTTCTTTCCTCCTTTATTATCTCAAGGTCAAGTTAAACCCATTTAAATTGACCTTAGGTCAAGTTTATGTTATTTAAAAAATGACCTCACCCTACTAAGTCATCCATTGTTGTTGATAAAGCATTTGCTATTTTTTTTAATGTTTCAATCTTAGTTGATTTAACACCTAATTCTATCTTCGAAACCATACTCTCGCTGATCTGTGATAGTTCAGCAAGTTGCTTCTGCGTAAGTTTTTTACTCTTGCGAAGCTCTTTAACGTAGCTCCCTTTTATTTTCATCGGCTTCACCTCTCGATTACATTTTCATTGTACACTTAACATGACCTGGGGTCAAGTATTTGTTTTGAATTTTATTTTTAAAAACAAGAAATGGACTAGTGGTCAAGTTTTATGTAGAATATATACTATAGTTAATGTAAAACAAAACCATTAAAATTTTATATAAAACAGTTATTAAAGGGGAATAAAATCATGTTACCTATACTATCCGTTAGGTTAAAAGAACTAAGGAAAGAAAGAAAATGGTCTCAGAAAGAATTAGGAGAAAAAGTAGATGTTAGTGAATCTTTTGTTTCAAAGGTCGAATCTGGTAAAAAACAACCTTCAAGAGAAGTAACTGCAAAAATCGCAGAAGTATTTAATGTGACTACAGACTTCTTGTTAGGACGAAGTGATGAAGCAGATCTAAACGAAATGTTAGACGTAAAATTTAAAGCAATGAAGGAACGATTATCTAACCTTCCTGAATCTCAACGCGAAATGATAATGAAACAAGCTGAGAACCTAATGGCAGAATTCGAAAAATTAAACAACCAATCGGAAAAATAGCCAACCTCCTTATGAGGCGTGGCTATTTTTTTGCTCTGTATTAAATAGCATTTCAATATATGAATCAAGTGTCTGTTCATCACCATTGGATAATTCATCAGCTTGCAATAAAAACCCCTTTAAAATCTCATCTCTTGTCATCCCCAACATCCTCCAATATCTTTATAGTAGTTTGTGAAGAATTCACAATATATAACTAATATTCTTTTTTTTATTTTTGGTTAATCCCCTTATAAACGACGAATGCGATTGCCCCATTAATGAGACAATCGCATTCAATCTATCTATATTAGAACCTAGGCTTCTTGGTATTAACCAATTCCAGTCCCAGGATCCATTCTTAACATAATTTGTGTTTGAGCATCCTTCGCTACTTGTTTAGGTTGCTCCTTTTGGTCTTTAGCGGAAGAAATATATAACACTCCAGCTAATGCCAATGTTGTTACTACGACTATTATTTTTTTCATTTAGCATCACCCATGAATATTATACCATATTTATTAAATTCTTCTAATATCTTTCTAGGTAACCTACAATAAAATTTGCATCCCTCGTTAATAAAACCTTCTATTGATTGTTCTAACAATGATCGATCTTTCAATGCCATTCCTAAATAACAAAGTTTCATTGGGGTAAGTTTTCCTTTTTCCTTTTCCTCATTTCTAAGTAATCTTACTGCTTCTTTTTCATTCCCATTAATTATGTGCTTTAAAGCTACCTCTCCAACATCGTATATGTCTAAATCATGTAAATCTTTTTTATTTATCAATCTAATATAAGAACGCATATTTAAAAAGTTTCTCTTCCGTTCTACCGCTCTATGAGAATGACATTTATTTAACAATTCTATTCCTTTGTTTAAGTACCACAGTGACTGTTCGTAGCTATCAAAACTATATGATTCACCTAAACACCCTAAAGCAGATACTTTTAACATATCTAAGTATCCAAAATTATCTTCTGTATTCAATATTTCATGACAAATATCTCTAGATTTTTCTATTTGTTCATCCATTAAACTTGCATATGCAATAATCTCTTGTATTCGTACTCTATATAAATCACGTATAAAAGCATCACTTATTTTTTCAATTTTAGGCAATAACATTTCCGAATAGTTAAATAACATTTTGTATTCTCTAGATTCGTACAGAGTGTAGAACGTGATTATATCAAGCATTATTTTAGCCTCATCAGATTTAACTGTACGGTGCTTCTTCCGCTCATTTAATTCTTCTAACAGAGATTTATCGCTTAAAAATCGTTTTAACCTGATTAGTACCATTTCGTATACAAATGCCCATTCTTTCGTTAATGTGTTATTTGAATTAAACCCTTTTTGTACTGCTATACGTAACAACTCAAAGTCTCCTATAGCATTTGCATATTCCATAGCAATTCTGATATTCTTCTTACCATTCATCTTTTTACAGAATTCCCTAACCATAAAAGTCAATTCGACATTGTCTTCATACAAATCTTTCACTAACTTAATCATATTTAAAAAATTAAGTTCACTTTTACCAGATAAGTTTTTTGAAAAAGCAGGTCCACTGATTCCGAGATGTTTAGCAACGTCTTCTTGGCTTTTTCTTTGAAAATCAATTTCATCAATGATTTTAGCTAACCAATATTTCATTTTGCTCCTCCTTACCGGAACAAAAAGACACGTAACCCCAATTTGTTACATATAAAGGAAAACGTGTCACTCTCAATCTAAGATGTGTTATAATATGTATGTACAAGATCCGCGACAATGTTCCCTAGGCACTTAGGGGGCAGTGTAAGAGTGTTACCAGCACTACTTACACCGTGGGTCTTTTTTCACGTCCGTTTATTTTGTTATTTTCATAATATCATATTTTTTCCAAAATTCAGTCGTTCGGTTATCAGAAAAATGTTGAGAAAGTTTAAAAAACGCTTTATATCAATAGTTTCTCAGATGTCATAGAACTCAATATGCAATTCTACATATTTTTGTACCAAGTACCCACATGCATATTTTACCATCAAACAAACATTTGTTCTATAAATATTTATTAAGATTGTTAAAATACCTAAATTATTTTAAAAAGTCAGAGTATCGACCAATTATGGTATAGTGATAAGGCGATTATTATACTCAAACTATGAAAACTACAGTCGGACAAAACATTAAACGTTTAAGGAAATCTTTTGATTTAACGCAAGAACAACTATCTGATAAAACAGGTTTATCACGCGGACAGATTAAGAATTGGGAAACTGATCGACACGAACCTGATCTTGAAAGCTTAAAGGTACTTGCGTCGTTTTTTAACACCTCCACAGACGCCCTTCTAAACTTCGAGAACAGAAAAGAAGATGCGTTATTGGAATTACTATTTAACGATGTCCAAAGAGCTTATGAGGAGCTAGATGGACGTCAACAAGGGCGTTTCGCTAAACAATTAGCGTTGTATGTCAAAATGTTACGAGATAACAAGGACATACTATGATTTGATTTCATTTTAGAAGAAATCTTTTCCAAAGGAAAGAGGTAAGATTTTACATAATATTACCAATTTATCCATCGGGAGCTTCGGCTCCCTTTTTTTATTTTCATTCGACAAAATATGACAATATTATGATGGATTGTTTGCTATGATAAGCTCGGAAATCTTACATTTTACATAACTGGAGGAAACGAATATGTTCAAAAAATTAAGTACCATTGCATTAGGGAGCGCTTTAGCATTTAGTTTAGCTGCTTGTGACGATTCATCAAACAAGACTGCCACTGATACAAAAGACGAACCAAAACAAGAAGAAAAGCAAGAAGCAAAAAAAGAAAATAAAAAGAAAATTACTGCTGCCGAAGTAGAAGCAATCAAAACTGGAGATTCTATGACTGGTGAAGGCGGAGATAAATACGAAGATATCGTTGCTAAATTCGGTGAGCCTGATAGCAAATCAGAATCTTCAGCTGGAGATATAAAAATGCTTATGGCTAGCTGGACTAAAAACATTAATGGTGACCTTGGTGCTAACTTCAATGTTACTTTTATGGAAAAAGACGGACAAAAACTTGCGACAAGTAAAGCTCAAATGGGCATGAAATAA